GAATGGTGGATCAATGATCGCCATGCAGTCCATACGGACGTTCTGACATAGATCGAGCAATGCCGTTACTACCGTTGTGCTTGGGTGTCCCGGTACTGCAATCAAGTCAATATCAATTTGCTCAGGTTCACTTACTGTGTAAATACCAGTGTAACCTAGTTGTTCACCGATCAAAAGATCGTCTTGCTTATCTGGGTCGGATGGAATACCGTCAGAACCACCGCTTAGGCTGTATGTTCCGTTTAGTGGACCAGCGCCTTCAGCAGTATTGTCGGATACTCTAATCCAGTCAGATACCAATGCCATGTAGGTTTCTACATAGAATCGGCTTACAGGGTTCTTGGTTAGGTTGCCCCATGCTTCAAGTTGTACCCCGTTGTTGAATACTTCAATCGTAAAGTTGTTGTCACGAGTGTTGTTTGTAATTCTTACTTGTGTGCTGTTGCCGTCGATACCGGGGCTGTCAGCAGTTACCGTGAAGGTTACTCTTCCATCTACGTTGTCAGAACCAGTTACACGACCAAAGCTCTCTACAGCGGCATCGCCAGTTACACCCAATGGGCTTGTGCCGATTGCGGTTGTGGTTGGGAAACCAAATAGTTGCTCTGCTGTGCTTGCTGGCTTGATACGGATTCTTGCGTCACGTCCGTGGTGGAGGGTGTAGAATTGGAGGGTTGTACCACCAACTACTGTGCATTCCCAACCGCCCGGTAATGCGCCGCCGTTCTCGGCCTTCTGATTGTTAATTTCTTCTGCAACTTCGTTAGCTGTCCAAGAAGCGCCTTCCAAGTCGGCAAGGTCGATGGTCTGAACTACGTTGTCAATTGTTACGTTGTCAGTTCCGTCTACCACGATTTGTAGGTTCAAATTGGTCAAACCGGAGAAGTCATAAATACCCGGTGTCTGATAGCCGACGTTCGGATACATGGAGTTGGCCGCTGTTACGGAAGCAACTGTCATGCCTGTACCCAAGCCAGTTGGGTTGCCGTCTACTACTGCACCACCGTAGATCGCATTCTGAACAGATACGAGTTCGAGTTCAGAGTCAGGACCATAAGCCCAAATGCCCTTTACTCCAAGTGTGTCTGTTGCTGTGATGTAGAATTGAATTCCGTCATTCTCGAAGTTGAGTTGGTCGTTAAGATCGTCAACAAGCTCGTCTACGTTGTAAGTTCCATCAAGGACTACAAGAGTCTTAACAGACATTACGCCATTGAGTTTCCAACGGAAGAAGTGGTCGCCATCGAAGGTGTAAGGGCCGGGAGTGTCAGATTCGATCATGATTAGATCGCCTGCTGCCGGTACATCAACCGTCGCTGTTTCTGCTGCTTCATCACTTACTGGATCGGTGTCCGCAACACGAACGACATACAATTCGTTCGCAACAAGCAAATACTGCTCGGCTGCATAAAGTAAGTATGGATCACCCACATCTGGGTGTGGATAACCGAAAATTGTATGCAACTGACGACTGGTCGCTACGACTGTAGGCAAATTAACTGGACCTTTGCTTGCAAAACCAATCAAAGCCGCTCTGTGAAACGACTGCTCAGGAGCAATAAAGCTCAAATCTTTTTCTGTAATTCTAACACTTGGGCTAATCGTATTAGAAGGCGGGAATCCCCTTAATATCGCCATAGTCTTATTCTCCCTTTCGTAACTTATTTGGTACTTGTTTTACGGAAATCAATCCTGATTTTTCTGCTCTATCTATATAGTCAGTTGCTCTTTCATCTTCTAAGTAATAAATGTTTTTTTCCGAACCAATGCCCGGCACGTTTAATACGGTGAAGGATCGAGGAGTCTTTCTTGACCTAATAACTAGCTGAACTGGAAATCTGTTCTTGTTTCTAATCTCTAACATTCTAGCTCCTTAATGGATTCTTCCAGCCTCGCCAAAACCTCAGTTATTTCTTCATCTTTTAGACCATCTACAAATTCGATGCGTGTCTTGAGGACCGCCTTCTTCCTTTGTATAGGTTGAGGTATATATGTTTCTGCTGTTAGATTAAATTCATATTTTATCACTCTAACTGCTTGGTCGCCGGGTTCGTAATCACCGCTATTAGCTATAGAGTCCAGCTTGACAATAACCTCGTAAGGTACGCCTGATACTCGTATGTATGCAGTTTGGCTAAATTTTGTGATGATTTGTTCCAATATTTGATTCATGTCTTCGACATAGAGTGTCCAAGCCGTTAGCGTATAGCTAATATCTACTGGAATACCTCTCGCAACCCCGAAAACCGTGTCACGATCATATTTTTCTTTAATCGTAAAACCCGGCTTTCCGTCAGGACGGAGATGGTTCATATAATCTAAAGCCTTGTGATAGACGTACCTATCCAGATTCATTTGAATATCTGAGTCAACGATTGCCAGCATGGGCAATCGAATACGATCCACTACAAGTGTTTCGTCTTTTCTTACATTGTCCAACAAAATGGCAGCTACCGCTTTTTCCTGTGTACCCCAAATAATTGGAATAGGGTGGGCCTTCCCATCTTCATCAATTACCACCAAATCTCTAAACAGGTCTTGCATTGCGTCATCGCACGCTCTTTTAGATTTGGAATAACGATAAATTGTGTTGCGGTCGGTCCCATCGTTGATAATGTGACCCTTTTGCATCGGGTCGCAAAGAGCTTGAGCGCCTAGACCAATCTTCTTGTTTGTTGTATCTTTGAGCCAATTGAGAGACTGATCGTTTACAGCCCGCTTATTCATCGGGTCTGGATCGTGATCGCAGTATGGCGGTGGAGGATCAAGGTTGGGAACCGATTGGAATCCAACCTCGCACTCGTTCAATGATTTTTGATTGTGGTTAATTTCGTTGCTCATTTATCCTTCTCTGCTTAAAATAGATATGTAGGAGAACATCAAAAATGTCCGACTCTATAAGAGTAAAGTACCGCACTTGGTATCAAAGTAATCCGCCCAAGCCTATTAAGTTGCAAATTCCCGGCTGGGCGGGCCAAGATCACTCGCCTATGGAGGCGGGAAAAATTCAGCCGTGGCAGTGTCCGCCTTTTACCGAAGGTAATACTTACGGTTTAGAATTGACCTATCCGTTCGATACCGAGTGCCACATCCGAGTTGTTGATGGACAAATTCGTTTTGAAGGTGATTTTACAGAAGAGTTGAAAAAGGTTGCCCCATTCAATATTCCCCTTCCACCATTTAAGTCTTTTTCTCCCGGCTATTTCGGTATGACTTCCTGTCTCGACATAGATGTGCCAGAAGGGTATATTTTACGAATCGAACCACATCCCCGTTTTTATACCGACGATACTTGGACTGTGCCTGCCGCTATGCCCGGACATATCCAACCACAATGGTGGACTAAAATATTTTTCGTGGTATTTAAGTATCCACGACCGGGGCAAACATATATTTTCAGAAAAGGGGAACCTTACGCTCAAGTATTGATATTGCCCAGAAAAGTTTCTTATGACATAAAAGAAATGACGCCCGAAGAAGTCGAAGAGCGACAGAAGAGAGATTGGCAAATCACTCAAAACGCCCAGAAAATCTCAAAAAGCGTTAAAACGAGCCACGGGCATGACTTCGATCACAAATATCAAATATTACGAAGCATTTATCTCAAAAAAGGGAAAGAAGGCGTCAATGAGTTTTTGGATGGACTCGAAAAGAAGAATAGCCCGAAAATTCAGAATAAGTTTATAGTGCGAAAAAAGAAATATGAAGATTAAACTTTACACCAAATTGACGAAACGGAACCTACAGGTAAATCCGTTTATTATTTTGCCACTTCCCTTACCCAAACCCAAGATTCCGTTTCGTCTTTTTTTGGATGTTCATATGCCAAATTTATATCAGTCACCCAAGGTTATTGTTGAGGTTGCTGAGCCGGTTGCTGCCCCGCTTGAGGTTGAGCCGGTTGCTGAGCCGGTTGCTGGCCCGCTTGTGCTTGCGGTGCCGCTGGCTTAGGTGCCGCTGCCGCTTGCTGCCCTTGTGCCGACAACATCGGGTTCTTTCCTAGTTCTTCAAATGTCTTCTTCAAATTTTGGTCTTGGATTTGTGGAACCAACTTTTGAATTTGTGGCCATAACTTCTTAATTTCTTCTACAGCTTTATCATTGGCCGGTTGAGCCGTACCTTGGCCTTGTGCCTGTGGCGGCTGTTGTGCTTGCGGCTGTCCGGCAGGAGCGGGTTGCCCACCAGCAGGAGCAGGCTGTGCAGGAGCGCCCGCAGTATTCTCACGAATACGCCGTTCCTGATTCATTTTTTTGTAAAAATCGTAAAAAGATGACATTCTATTTTCCCCTTTTGTATATTTATTACACAATTTTGATTTTTGAATCAGGTTGTTTTTGTGTGACTTTGCCCTCGCCAGTTGTAACGCTTTCTTGGAATCTGCGGCAAATCAGTTCTAATCTTAACGCTCCCCACATTTTGAACTCGCCCAAGTTCCTTTGAACTACTTCCCAATTCTCTCGAAGGTGTGGAGTAAACAACCTCGAACCAATTTTGGGTGGATGCCCTATACTTTTAAGAGTTGCACGATAATTTACTTCAAACTTCATTTCATCTGGGGCGTCGATACCAAATCGAGTTAGCTCATTCTGTGAGGGTATTGGTTCGTAATTACACCACAACATGACTGGATTATTGGAGAATAGCTTTCCACGATCTTCCAAATAAAGCGGATCAACAGTTTGTGGTTGAATCAGGACTTCATAGTAATATAAAGGAGAGCCACCACGTTTGATTGCTTCTTGATCCCAATCGTTAAACAAATCGTGTTCAGGGGCATCAGGATTAAACTGCTGAATGCTACCCGCCAACGTGTAGGGCGTTCCATCCTGATTTCTTAACATTACTCTCCTCCGGTTGCTCTCTTGCCTCCTCCGGGTTTCTTTACTCTGTTGAATCTTAAACCTGAAAGAAGACCTAAATCTTTTCTAGCCTTTTCTGTTGCGGTGCGAATAAGATCAATGATTCTTCCTGCTGTAGAACCACCTACACCCAATTTATCTTGTACATCCTGCCAATTTAAAGAAGAAAGCTCTTCTCCTGAAATCATGTCTAATAATCTCAAAGCCTGAACCGTCTTTTGGTCGTCGGCACGTCCTGCCATCGAACGAATCTGATCTTTAATGGCATTCATTAAGGTTGTGGCTTCTCCGCTCTCATCGCCCAATGTTCTTACTTCATCATCGTCGCCAGTGTCCATAATGCTGCCACTGCCTACAACCGTACCTTTAGTTACGTCTCTATCTCGTCCAATATCGTCTTCCCCCGCACTGCGAGTGCCAGTCTTGATATATGTGTCATATTCCATGCCACGATTTTTGCCTTTTACTACCTTAGATCGCTGTGAATATCCTTCTGATCTACGACGCAAGGCTGTAACAATAACACTGGTAAACCACCGTCCTTTATCTTCGGGTGACTTATCTAAAATCCCCAAGAAAGCCTGACGTGTTGCTCCACATTCATTTGGATCAGCTTCGATTCCCTTTTCAGCTTTTCTTCCCAAGAATTTGCCTTGAGCCATACACATATAGGCGTCTGTGAGAGCTTCACCCAATACAGTAGCAAAGGCTTCTGTATCACGCTTGAAAACAGACCCGCCGCTACTTGCCGACATTGCAAGATTGACCCAATTCACGCCAGAAGTTTTGAATAGCGAATCGAATGCGCTATTCCAATGTCCCAACTCACTACTGAGGGATTCATTTAGTTTGTTTTTGAATTTGAGTTCCGAAATAGCTTCGGTCCACACGTCTCGTAGTTCTACGATTTGGAACCACAAATTAAAGTTCATATTTGCCATGATTGTATATATCCTTCCTACCTTTTTCCGGCGTAGCTGATAATAAACAAAAAAACCTTCTGCCTGTATATAGGCAGAAGGTTTTTAAGTTATTGAATTTTAAAGGTCAAAATCAGTCTAAAGTGACTTTGGGTGTAATAGCAATCTGGCCACCGCCTGCTGGCAACTGGAACGGAGCGCCTGAGAATTTCTCAACCCACAGTAAGTTTCCGCCTGTTTGGGAAGTTACATAATACCCGTAAACTGTCACTGCCGTCGTGAAAGTAAAGGTCTGTTCACTGTAAACCGCTGTCGTCGTGCCGTTCGTTTGGGTCGTCGTCCAAGATGAACCCACAAGTGTAATTGGAGCATAACCAGTAGCTCCTACCGCTTCAGTAATAATTGAAGTTGTAATGCTGTCGTTAACAGTTGGATTATTGGTGTAAAGTCTAAGAACTCTCTGTCCACCGGCTGGTCCGGCTGTGCCATCTGTTGCCAACATATTGACGAGATATTGCAACATCAGAATTTCAGCAACGTCAGGTACTACTAATGCCATATTTCACTCCTACTTTTCTTCTATTTATAGTTGTCTCCAATTTTTTTTGAGAAATTTATTTGGTCCTACTTCTATATAAATGGAAAAGGAACCACAATGCGAAAATTATCTCAAGGCGAAGTCGAAAGAATCTTTGAAGACCAAGGTTGTAAACTTTTGTCGCAATATAAAGATAGTAACACTTCGCTAGAATATGTATGCTCTTGTGGCAACAAAGCTAAAAATAACTTGAAGAGATTCAGGTCTGGTGCCAGATGTAAAAATTGTGGCAACCTTAAAAGTTCCAAAACTAGAGCCTTTGATTATGAGTATATTAGAGAATATTTTGAATCCAATAAATGTACTCTTTTGAGCAATGAATATAAAAATTCTCTAACGCCACTTTGGTACAAGTGTTGTTGCGGCAACGTATCAGAAATTACCTTTGTTAATTTTAGGGCTGGTCATCGATGTCGAAAGTGCAGCTTAAAGATAGGCCCGAAAAACCATAAATGGAATCCCAATAGACAACTTGTTAAAGAAAATGAATCTTTGAGAAAACGATGCTATAATTTATCCATCGGCGGCGTGAAAACCCCTACTTTTCTCTGAATGAGAAAAGTTAGCCCTGTGTAGGAAGCGAGCAAAGCGAATGACAAAACAGGGCTAACCTATTTAAGGTAGTTCACTTATGAATTCGTTTTGAAAAGGATCTATATGGCTAAGCAATCGAAGATTTTGTTACCGGAAGGTGTTGAGGATAAGGTCGAGGAAACGGCTCAGGAGGAGAAAAATGCCAAGGAAGTCGAAATTAACTATCAGGCTACCGAACGGGACGAGGAATGTTTTTTCCTGATGTACCACATGAACATGGCTCCGTCCGAGGCTTATGCTTTGAAGGACGATCATCGCCGTTGGCTGATGGCTCGGTTCATCGGGCAGAAGCAGATGGAAAAGGAGATGTTTGAGCGGAACCGGATTGCACAAGCCGTTATGGCTAACCCGAAAGGCATTCCGGGCATGGAGTTGAATTTCAGGTAAGGGGTGCAGTTAAACCGAAATATGGGTAGTTCACAAAAAAAGTTAGATTTCTGTCTGAAGGCGGACCAAATTTCCCTAGGTTTTTTTGGGCGGTTTAGAGATAACGATGGAAGTTTTCGGTATTATTTCAGTAGCTCGTAAAATAATTTTCATGTAGTCCGAAGACTTGCCGAACAGTGAGTTCACCCGGTAGTCTTCGCCCGAGCAGTTCCCATCGTGTTCCCAGGCCAACAGGAATCGTTCGACATCCACATCGTAGTATTGACCGTCGGCTGGATCGGAGAATGTCATTTTCTTTTCGGTGTAGCCGATGGCGACCATGTAGTGCCAAGTCTTTTTTCCTGACCGGACGAGTACGATCACCGGCCGGTTTTGTGAAATCTCATATTTGATTTCCTCAAAA